GGTAACGTCTGCACAGGGTAACCAGTTTACTTATCAGATGTCTACTGAACCATCAGGTAATGCTATTGGTTCGAACATACTTGTTAAAGTTGAGATTGATACTGTTGACTCAGCATCACCATATGTGTTTAACTGTTCACTAAGATCTGTTTGGGGCATCAATGGTATGCACGCAGATGGAGCAGAAGCAACTGGATTTAAGTCCATGGTTGTTGCTCAGTTCACTGGTATATCACTACAGAAAGACGATAGAGCATTTGTATTATACAACCAATCAACAGGAGCATATGAACCACAAGCTGCAGGTTCAGGTGCACATATTAATGGACTAGCAGAGTATAGAAAAACTTGGAGACACAGACACATTAAGGCAAGTAATGATGCTTTCATTCAGGTCGTTTCTGTGTTCGCTGTTGGATTTGGTGATCACTTCTTCTCAGATAGTGGTGGTGACCTTTCTATTACTAACTCTAACTCAAACTTTGGTAATACATCATTAAGATCAAAAGGATTTAAAGCAACTGCTTTTACAAAAGATAAGGCAGGTCAATTAACTCATGTTATACCACCTAAAGCATTAACAGATGTAGATGAGATCTCAATTAACTGGGTTACTATTGATATTGCATCAACAAGATCACAGGCAGACTCTACTAGACTGTATCTTTATGGATATACCAGTCAGTTAGGCAGACCACCCTCTAAGATTCAGGGTTATACTATTGGTGCAAGAAGAGATGACGTTAATACTCCCGACAGATTATATGTTGCATTGATTGCATCAGGTGCTAGTGAACCTACTACACACTATGCAGACATCAACCCTGCTGGTCCTGAAGTTACAGGTACTAGAGCAGGTGATGACGAATCACCTATTAAGTATGATACTAATAGGGGACAGTGGTATATTCAGGTAGATAGTTCCGCTAATACCATTTACACCACACTACAAGCTAATAACTTGTATCAAAACCTAGGATTTACTCCTACTACCTTTATCCGTCGTGTACCCGACGCTCGTGACTTAAATGACAGAACATACAGATTTAGATACATCCTTGATAAGGACGCTTTCCCAATCCCTAGACCGCCCATTACTGGTTTCGTACTTCAGCCTCGCTCTAGTGAAACTAACTCTCCTGCGTATAGCAAAACTTACTACATCTACGACGTAGAAACATTCCAAGAGTTTATTCGAGGTGTACAGGATGGTATATATTATTTGACTCTACTATCAGCGTCAGTATCACCTGCAACATCTAACTTTGATGACTTCGCATTCTCACAACAGACCGTAGATATCTACCCTGCATTTGACAGAGACAACCCAGTTGCTGACCCTGCACCTGCTGTTTCTATTGCTGATAATGAAGTATTGGGTGTAGTTAAGACCACTGATGGTGCTACTCCAACACCTAATGAGAACAAACAGTTATCTATTACGAAGGAAACTACACAGTTTATACTGTTAGAGACTGAAAATAACTTAGGATATAACACTACATCTAACGTACTGAATAGTATAGTTGTTACTGCACGTTTAGGTGATGAGGAAGAAAGAAAGATAGCACTGAAACTAAATCCAGACCAGTCTGTTGCTCCGCTACAGGTTGAGTTACGAAGGTACTCAATTCTGAGAGCATCAGGTCACACGTTTGAGTATCTTGGATTTGGTCCAGGTAACTACTCTACTGCATTCCCATCTACACAGGTTGAGGTTCTATCACCACAACAGGTCAGACTATCACAGTCACTTAAGGAAGCAGCAGGTGTGGCATACTACTCTGGTGTTAACAGTGATGGTGAGTTGTTCGTTGGTAACCAGGTTATTAACCCAGTTACAGGTCAGATCACTAACGAAGATATTGCTCAACTTAACGTGTTGGGTGAAGAGGACACAACTATCGAAACGTTCTCTGAATTGGTTTTAACTGACAAACTAACCGTAATCGGTGGTGCGTCTAACCAGTTAGAATCAGTATTCTCTGGTCCTGTTACTTTCCAGAAGAAAGTCACATCATCAGATGAGATACAGTCACTTAAGTACACTTACTCTAACACTGATGGTACAGTTCTGAAGCAGACATTCCTAGCAGAAGAACTTAATGGACTACCAGACCTACAGTCAGGGTTAGCTTTTAACAATGGTGACATTTGTTATAACATTGACTGGGCACCTGGTCAATCACTCGGATGGGTGTATGACACTGGTGTATGGTACAAGATTGGATTGAGTGATACTACACCTATTACATCTAACAGATACAGTGGTGTAACTCATTATGGTATTGGTATGTCACCTGACGCATCCAACAGGATGAAGATTGGTGGTAACACTTATATTTCTGGTGACTTGGATGTTACTGGTAAATACGGTTGTGCAGATAAATACTCTTTAGCAACTGGTATTGCAAATAGCAATAACGGTGTTACATATAATGGTAATGGTGCAACACAGACGTTTAATATCTCGCCTGGACACACTGCTTACTCACTTTTAGTATTTCTAAATGGTGTCGCTCAAGTTCCTGGTGTGGACTATACAGTAACAGGTAATGCTGTTGACTTTAGTATATCTGCTCCACCTGCAACTGGTGACGTTATTCAGATTCGTGAACTTGTTATCTAAGTTTCACCGTAGGAAATTATGTCAACAAAGATTATTGGAAACCAGATTGATGCTGCAACTAGAGCAATTGTTACTGCTCTATCAGTTACAGAGCAACTTAATCTGCCAGAACTTAACCAAGCAGCAGTTAATGCACTTGGTACTCCTGCCTATGGAACGTTAGTATATAACTCTACAGAAGATGAAGCACAGATATGGAAACAAGATGTATCTGGTTCACCTGGTTGGGATAGCGTAGGTGGTGGTGGTCCCTCAGTTGGTGAGAATTCTATTATTAGAACCAACGGAACTACAATATCAGAGAACCTTACAGTTGGTCCAACAGCTAACGGTGGTGTAGAATTTACAAACGGTTTCACTGCTGCTCCTATTACTATTGCAAACGGTTACACTGTTACTATTGAGAATGGTGCAACATGGACAATTATTGGTCCTGACGAAGATCTAACTGCATACAGATATTTTAACAACATTGGTGTCAATGAACACCTAAGATTGATTCCAGGTTCTACACTTGAGTTTGGACAAACAAAAGAGAATTTCGTAGGATTTGGTAAGGGTGGTAGTGTTACTCTAGATCATAGTCAAGGAACAATTTTTATTACTACTAACCCCTCAGGTTATAATGGTAACTTCTCAATTAACCTTAATAATGTACCTGCAGTTGGTGGTTTCGTATATACTGCACAGATAATTATAAAACAGGTAAATGGTACTGGTACTGTAAATGATGTAAATATAAATGGACAGAATACTACTACAATTTATGCATCACCACCTAGTTCTGGAAGTGGATGGGATGTTATAAACTACTTCTTCTTCGTTGAGGGTGAAGACTGGATCGTATTTGGAAACCAAGTATCATATACTGATTAATCATGCCTATTGGAATTGCTAAAATTATAACTGGTGGAGCTGGTGGAGGATCAGTCCAAAGACAGACAGTATATGATGAGGGAAATGATGTAAGATCTAATATAGGTAATTGGAATTACTCTGAAACTTCTCAGATGTCAGTTAGTCCTACACCTGCAGGATACGATGGCGGTAGTGGATACTGGCATGGTTGGGGTGGTTCAGGACGTACATATACATTAACTAAAGGTAGTCTACCATCACATCAATACCTATGTTATGACTGTCTTATCCACCATGTAGACTCATGGGATAATGAGTATCAGCATATTAATATTGATGGTAATAGATTTGCTAACTGGCGAAAGCAGTGGAATGAGGATAGAATGAGAGAATTGGTAGGAGCCCATGAGAGATCAGTCACTGGTGGTGCAACCCTACTCACAAGATGTAGTAATGATTATAGTTATGAACCATGGAACGGTTCTAATGATGGCACTATGTGCTATATAAGATTTTCTTCTGGATGGATACCACATACAGCATCTAGTGTATCAATAGATCATAGAACAGATCTTAACCAGAGTAGAGGAGACGAAGCATATTATATTTCACATTCTCGTATTAGAGTTGTTAATGCCTCAGAATTAAATTTCGGAAATGGATCCAGTCCAGAGTCCGCTATGGAATCTGGGCATTTTGGTTTAGCTACTGGTGCTATAAGTACCAGTGGTCAATACTGGATTCAGTCACATTCCATGCCTAGTCCACTTCAGATGTATGTTGATGCTACTGAAGATGGTGGTGGATATGATTTCTATCCTATTAATGGTAGTGGTAGAAATATTAATTATCATGGACAATACCATAGTGGTGCCGACTTAGGACTTGACATGTTCTATGGTAGATCAAAGTATGCATGGAGAGCAGCAGCAAACTATGCAACGCAGGTTAATGGTGGCAACTGGCCAAACTTCTTTGTCGGTTGTGGTGATGTCTACAAGACTGGTGGCGGGGGCAACTATACTGGAAGGATCATGAGATCATCTGATTATGGTGGTAACAATACTCATGACTGGAGAGTTACAGACGGTGGTAGATGGTGGTTAAGAGACAATACACATTCAGAACCCAACGGGGATTACTCTGCTGACGGGTATCTAAATATGTACGGAGGTTCTCGTAACAACCTTAAGAACTTATCTAACATTGGATTTAACGATGGTGGAGCATATTCTATAGGTAACTATTATCTCTTATCGACTAATCAACATAATTTCTAAACTATGGATTTTGAGATTGAGGAATTTTTTCCCAAGTTTATTGGGAAATATAGGTATGGTGGTGACCAACAGGTCGTAAAAGATGTATGTGATCGTGTTCTTGAGGAAATACCTAAAGGACATGATGAGTGGAACGACAACGTTGCTGAAGAGAATCTACATCATTACTTTAATATTTCTAATAGTAGTCTATTAAGGTTTGATGAACGATTAAATGATTTTGAGGATTTTCTTTTAGAATCTTCTACTCATTTTTTCACAGAGATACTTGAGTATGATCTGAATGAATCAAATATGCTTATTACTGATTGTTGGATGAATAATTGTAGTACAGAGCATACTTGGCAGATCAAACATAATCATAATAACTGTATGATAGTTGGTACATACTTTGTGGATTTCGATCCAAAATTACATGCACCATTGGATTTTTACAGAAATACATACAAGGATACTATTCCTAGTATGTCACAGATGCGTCAACCACGCATAGCCAATGAAGGTAATAAATATACTCAGGAGGTTCATCAATCCAAACCCGAAGAGGGTATGTTATTCATATGGTCAGCAGAAATGCTCCATGGATATGAAGCAATATATAATCTTTGGAAGGGTAGAAGAACTATTAGTATGAATTTCTTACCTGAAATTATAGATAACGGTAAATATGCTTTTAGGATAGAACCGTTACAACATATAAGTCCTACTCAGCTAAATAGAAGGAAGGAGCTAAATCATAACCAATGACAAGATTAAATGTCGCACAAGTAAAGGATTTGTCTAACCAAGGCGGTATGTCGTTCTCTGGTGGGGCGATTACCTCTAATGGCTCATTAACAGTCGATAAACTGGTTATTAATGGAACTGTAAGTGGATCCTCAGGATATATTATCCCATCACAAAGTGGTCAAGCAGGTAGTTTTCTCTACACTAACGGATCAAATATATCATGGCAAAATGTATCAGGTGGTGGTGGAGCACCTAACTCTATATCAGTATATAACTCAAGCACCACATGGAATAAACCAAGTGGTATCAGACGTATTTGGGTTAAGTGTACTGCAGGTGGAGGAGGTGGTTCAGGATATGGAGAGTCAGGTGCAGCAGGTGGACACACAGAATCATTCGTTGATGTAACTAACATTAACTCTATCTCAGTATCAGTTGGAGGTGGAGGAAGTGGAACTAATTACTCTGGTAGAGCAGGTAATGGTGGTACATCTTCCTTTGGTAACTACTGCTCATCAGGTGGTGGTCAAGGTGCAAACCGAAACCAACAGCATGACGGTGCACTAGGTGGTAATCCCAACCAAGGTTCAGTTAGAATCTATGGTGGTTCTTCCCAAGGACATAGAAACCCACCAGGTTTAGGACATGGTGGTGATAGTTTCTGGGGTGGAGCAGCACCAACAACCCACAGAAGACAACAGTGGGCACAAAGATATCGTGGTCATGCTGCATACGGTGCAGGTGGTTCATCAGGTAGAAACCCTGAAAGGGGTGGTGATGGTCGTCAGGGCATCATAGTTGTCTACGAATTTAACTGATATAAATAACAAGGAAGGAGACAGAGTAATCAATGAGTACCCTCAAAGTATCGGCAATTAGAGACCTTTCTGGTTCTGGTGGTTTAGACCTCAGTTCTGGTTCTATCACAGTGAATGGTACTCTAACCGTATCCAACATCAACATCAACGGAACCATATCAGGTTCTTCATCACAGGTTATCCCATCAGTATCGGGTCAGTCAGGTAAGTTTCTTACTACTAACGGATCATCAATGTCATGGGGTCAGATCGAAGCAGGTGGTGGACCAGCATCAATTAGTGTATATAACTCTAATTCCACATGGAACAAACCTAGTGGAATTAAGCGTATATGGGTGAAATGCACTGCAGGTGGTGGTGGAGGATCAGGTTATGGTGAATCTGGTGCTGCAGGTGCACACACCGAAAGTATTGTTAATGTAGAAAACATTAACTCCATTTCCGTCTCTGTTGGTGGCGGTGGTGGTGGTACTAACTACTCTGGAAGGGGTGGTAATGGAGGTACTTCATCCTTTGGTAACTATTGTTCATCAGGTGGTGGACAGGGTGCTAACAGGAACCAACAACATGAAGGAGCATTGGGTGGTAACCCAAACCAAGGTTCAGTTAGAATCTATGGTGGTTCTTCACAGGCACACAGAAACCCACCAGGTTTAGGACATGGTGGACATAGTTTCTGGGGCGGTTCGTCTCCTACTACCCACAGGAGACAGCAATGGGCTCAGCGTTACAGAAACCATGCTGCATACGGTGCAGGTGGTTCATCTGGAAAGAACCCTGAGAGAGGTGGCGATGGTCGTCAGGGTATTATTGTAGTTTACGAATTCGATTAAAATGAAAAGTTGTTTAGTTAGATCAGACGGTTTTATCACCGATATCTGTAATAAAGGCGAAGAGTTCGAAGTCTACACAGGTCCAGGATCCTCACTTAAATGGGTTGATGCACCTGACGAGGTAGACATCGAGTGGAGGTTAATGTTGGGAGAGTGGATCCCCGACTTCCTATACACAGATCCACTTAACGAGAAACTTATCGCATATGGGGAACCAGGTGCTCAGATAGGTAAACTCTGGAAAGATATAGATGCAGGTCTCTTTGGTGAGAACGCAAAGAAAGGGCAATTCTATACTCACATTGCTGAAGTCAAAGCTAAATCCCAACCTATTACATGGAAAGAAATAGAAGTTCCTGATCCTATGACAGGAGAAATGGTGAAGGAAAGAGTATCAGATGAACCAGATCAACCATTCCCACATGATGACAACATGCCCGCATGGAATACTGCAGAGCAAATGGATATAGGTGTTCGTAGAGAGTTTAAACTCTGTGAATTTGCTGATCGTGGTGATGTAGCAACAGGTTCAGATCATGTTGATGCACAACCTATAACTTCAGCACCTGTTACAGATGTAGTAGATACTAATCCAGATGTTGTAAGTGGATCTGATGTGCCAACATCACATGCACCTGACTCTGATGATCGTATAACTACTGATGTAGGATAAAATTTAATCCTTTATTATGAAAATTCGTAATGTCCTCATTGTTGGGGGTGGAACTGCAGGTTGGATGACTGCTGCAGCACTCCTAAAATTATGCCCACACATTAAAACCTCGTTGATCGAGAGTCCTAACGTACCCATTAGTGGTGTCGGGGAATCTACTCTCGGACAGATCAACGAGTTTTTTAAGTTATTAGACTTAAAAGATGAACAGTGGATGGCAGCGACTGGTGCAACTTATAAGGTAAACATCAGATTTAATGATTTCTATCAGAAAGGAGAGTCATGGGATTATCCATTTGGTAGTGCTGAGTCAGTATTAAATAAACTACCACATGGGTGGATGTCATGGTTTGTATTAAACCTAACGAAACCAGAGAAATATCACAGGGGTACATTTGCTGAGTGTTTTAATAGTGTAGGTGCATTAGCTAAGTATGATAAACTAACTGATGATACTAAGTGGTGGAACCCATGGGTGGACAGTGCATATCATTTTGATGCAGTTAAGTTTGGTCATTGGTTAAAGGATAACTACTGCATACCAAAAGGATTACAATATTATACGGGCAATGTCAGCAGATTTGCCCAAGATGCCCGTGGTTATATTACTAAAGCATATACTGATGATGGTAGAGAGTTCGAGGCAGATTTATATATTGATTGTACAGGATTTCAGTCTCTATTATTAGAGCAGACATGTGGATCTAAATTTATTAGTTATCACCACAATGATGGGGGTTCATTACTAAATGACACTGCTGTAGCGTGTCACATGCCCCATGCAGACCCATCTAAAGAGATAACCAATAGCACTAACTGTACTGCTATAGATAATGGTTGGGTCTGGGATGTACCATTATGGGAGAGATCTGGTGTAGGATATGTGTACTCAAAAGATTTTGCAGATAATCCAAAGCAAGAGCTATATGATTATTTGGTTAGGACAAGAGGGAAGGAGAGAGCAGACAAAGCATCCATGAGAACTATTCCATTTAAGAATGGAAAGCATGAGAAGTCATGGGTAAAGAATGTATGTGCTATTGGTCTGTCTAATTGTTTCGTAGAACCATTAGAAGCAACTGGTTTAGTAACTACACATGAACAGATCACTAGACTATGCACAACACTAGCAGGTAGAGAAGGATATACTAATAGAGCAGAAATAGATATGATGAATCTAGTAGCAGACCTAGAGATTGATGGTTTCATGACATTTATTTCTGCTCACTATGCTTTCAGTAGGAGGGAAGGTAAATATTGGCAGACAGTATCAGATGATATATCATATAATTTTAAAGAAGGTGGATTAGATAATCTATTTGTCAAATACTCAGCAGAGAAGCATGTATCATATGAGTGGGTAGGTGACCCTGCACACAATGATGGTGTCAGATATATAGCAGCAGGTATGGGGTTTAACCCTGTCTGCAACCACACTCTATTCCTTAAGCGTCTCATGAATGACCTGTCTGAGGACTATGATGAGTGGTATCTTAATGATGATGAAGACACATTTGACGAATGGAGGAATAGGATGTATGATTGGTGTAAAGACATGGAAACATCATACGAGTTCACCAAACGTACTATCTACGAACCCTATAAATAAAAACACAGAGGAATTTGCACAATGGCAGAAGATGTAAAAAAGGTTGTTAACCTTGAGGATGCTGAGGTTGAGGGTATTAACCCAAGTGGTTCACCAACTGACCTCGATCCAAATAATATTAATCAAGATTTGGAAGACATAGGTCTGCCCGAATTGCCCCCTGAGGTTATACAGGAAGTCAAGTCTGCTTTCGAAGCAGTTCAGAGTCTTGATGATCTATGGAAGAATCTTATCTATCAACATAGACAGAAGTATCTCCAATATCAGGAGATGCAAGAAGGATTGGGATCAATGTCATTTGACAGACCTGAGACTAGGATCAACTTTACTGACCTTAATGGTATTAGGGATGAGTTGATTAAGATCGAAGGTGGTATTGAGACTATCAACATGTATCGTAAGTATGTTCTTAAAGAACCTGAGCAACCATGGTTGGAAGAAGAAATGGAGAAGGAGAGAGCAAAGATTAAAGTTGCAACTTCATCTAAATATTCAGATCCAAAGAAAAAGAAAGACTATAGTCAAATGGCAGATTGGGAAGGAGAGACTAATAAAGAACTGAATCGCTTAACCTAGATGATGAATCTTGATTATATTTTTCCCACTCCTATATGGTGGACTGACTTAGATATTGATATAGAAGCAATGCAAGACATATGTTATGGCATTGCTGAAACTATGCCTACAAAAGAAAGGAGCAACAGGGGATTACTGAATTATCAGTCCCCTGACTTTTTTGGTGAGGAATTATGTAAGGAGGAGGATGATGAGTTTGGTAAGTTAGCAAGAACTATTAAAGATTTTGGTAATAAATGCTTTGATTCATTTGAGTCATGTGTTACCACACTAGAGTTTGCTAATTTGTGGATCAACATTAATAACAAGGGAGGATATAATGAGGTGCATACACATCCTGGTGCATTGATGTCTGGTGCATTTTATGTTAAAGTACCAAAAGAAGGAGATGCAGGTAGTATTACATTCCATAAAAATTCTATGGAAGCATATGTGGTTCATTCTCTGGGATTAGCAGAGGATTTGAGTAAAGCAGAAGCACCACATACACATGCAACCATGTCATACCCACCGAAAGAAGGTCGATTGGTGGTATTTCCTGCATGGGTCTCACATGGTGTGAGAGAGAATGAAACTGACGAAGATCGTATTAGTATTTCATTTAACTTGATTCCAAATAGGAACAAGAGAGATATGTCTGAAATTATTAAATCACATGATAGAACAACTATTCTCCATACCCGTAGTGACGGGAACGATAGTACCAACTGATGAACAGTTAAATGCCACTAATAAATCATTAGATGACGCATGGAACTGTACTAATAAAGGTGCGTGGGCATTAGAGACAGGTAAATCTACAGGTGAATTAGATGGTGGTACAGAATTGTATCAATCACCAGTATTTGATTGGTTGACAATGCCTATATTGGATGCAGTACATGATTACTGGGATAACACTTTAGGTTATCGCAGAGACTATCACATGTATGTTGATAGCATGTGGGCAAATCAGCATTTGGAAGGAGAGACTACAGGAGAACATAACCATAGTGCAGGTAGAGGTAAGTCACATGTATCATGTGTATATTATCTTAAGAAGAACCCTGACTATGGTCATATAAAATTTCGTGATCCATTAGAAATGGTATGGGGATTGCAACCTATGGATCAACCTTTTATTAATCTTAAGAAACAACATACATATAAGGCAAAGTCATATGATTATGTGATATTCCCATCATGGTTATATCATGAGACAGAACCAAATGGTAAAGATGAACGAGTTGCTATTAGTATAAATTTTAGTGGATACCCACTAGACCCAAGTGAGGGAGATATATTATCATGAATGTATTAAATTTGCCATTCTTAAATCCAGATAAATTTCAGACAGATGATAGACCAAGAGTCTGGAGAAAAGCATTACCAAACCCAGAACAGTATGCTACATGGGATGATGTAACTAAGTGTATGAATAACCCATGGCATTATAGATGTTGCTTGCTTAATACTGATGGTAGGAGATTAGATCTTAATGAGAAGTTTGAGGTATGGTATGAGGATAAGTTTCCAGTAAAAGAAGAACTATTCCGAGGGATTGCTGAAGGATTAACATTTACTATAGAACAGTATGGACATTATAATAAGGCAGTAGATAATCTATTAGAAAATATAGAGGACAGGTACGATTGTAACTGTGATGCACATATATTTGGTAATGCTAAACCAAATGGCATATCATTCTCTGCACATTGGGATCTCCCACCTAATTTTATATGTCAGTTAGAAGGAGAGACACACTGGCAAGTATATAAAGAGAGGTGTAGTGCATTAATTAAGATGGATGATAATCCATACAGTCCAGATACTGTCGGACATACATTAACAGTCGATCTTGACGTTACACTAGAACCAGGTGATGTAATGTATTTCCCTGCGAGAACATACCATAAACCATTTCCAGGTGATAAGAGATTGAGTATGAGCATACCATGTGCATATCCTCGTGATGTACCAAGTGATAGGAGGCAGTATGAAATCCGTTTTTAATACATTACCTGAACCGATAGTTAATCAACTTGATAATATCACACGCAACCCAAGGTTTCCATGGTATTGGTTAGATGATACTACCTATCAAGTTGCAGACAGTCATGATGGTATCAAGGCACAGTCATTCTCTCATCAATTAATAGATGAGTATGAACCTGTTAGTGAACAGACAGGACTATTTGAGAGTGCATTGCATTGCATTGCAGATAAATGTGATGCAAGAGTATCAGACATATATCGTGTACGATTAGGATTGTGCTATCCAGATGGTATGCTACATCATGCACCACATACAGACTATGATTTCGATCACACTACTGCATTATATTATGTCAATGAAGCAGAGGGTGATACATTTTTCTTTGATAAGGATCATAAAATTCTTCACAGAGAGTCACCACTTAAAGGTAAGATGATAGTATTTGATGGATCAGAGATCCATGCTTCATCATCACCTACACAGGGTATTAGGATTGCAATGAATGTCAATTTTAAACTACGAATTTCTTGACCCTGAGGTCTATAGATATAATGATGAACCTAGAGTATGGCATAATGCTGTAGGTCAGATCGTCACATGGGAGGACGCAGAAAATGCCTTAAATGCCCCATGGAATTACATCACTACAGTATTAGGTGATGATGGTAAAAGATTAGACCTAGAGTCAGTAGAAGAACCATGGTTCGGTAAGGGAGTATATAAGAAGACTGATCTATTTGCGTATGCAAAGGATGGATGGACAGTAAATATATCACAGTATGGTCATGGTAATAGTAAGGTAGAAGAACTATTAACTGAGTTCGAGACTAGATTTGATGGGTGTGCTGACTGTCATATCTTTATGAACTTAGGTACAAGACCACAAGCAAAATCATTTCATCCACATTGGGATCAAGGTCCAACTTATATTATGCAGATGGATGGTGAGACTAGATGGGTAGTGTATGAGAACAGAGCAAGTGCATTGATACCAAGCACAGAAGAGTACCCATATGTACCGAGTCAGGATGAACTGACAATACAGTTGGATACTGTTCTTAAAGCGGGAGATGTGCTATACTTACCACAAAGGAAACTACACAAAGCATATCCCTCTAAGAGGAGACTCTCAATATCAGTACCTATCTGGTGTCCTAAGAGATGTGAGTGTAGTGATCGGGAATCGTATCAACTATTCTAAATAGTATTAATCCGAATGTGGGGGCATCATGACATCAATAGCAGTAGAGTGTTTGACTCTACAGCAAAAACATAAACAAACATTAACTAAGGCACTTTTCTTATTACAGAAAGAATGGTATAATAAGTTGGGAAAACTTCCAGAAGAACAACGTGAACTGATAGATGAAATTGCGTCTGCCTTACATCTCAAGCATGAAGATTGAGGATAATTTCCTCGATCATGATAAATGGAAGGAACTACATGATTACATGACATCATGGAAGTTCCCTTGGTTTATGCAGCAAACTTTAACCTATGGTAATGATGACCTAGCAGCATTTGGATTTAATCATTGGTTAACTGCTGAGGAACACCCCATATTTGCACACCTTGTAGATGAGTTCGGATCTGCCTTAAATGCCCCAAATGTTTTGAGGGTTAGAGCAGACATGACAATACTTAATCCAAATGGGTATAGACATGGGTGGCACGTTGATGAGAAAGAACCACATTGGGTGTGTATATACTATGTTAATGATAGTGATGGCAACACCCTACTAAGAGAAGAAGGAATTACATGGCAAGTAGAACCGAAAGCGAACAGACTATTATTATTTGATGGCAAGATAGAACATACTGGTCATTCTCCAAGTGAACACAAGAATAGGATTCTAATCAATGCGAACTTCAGTAAAAACTGATATACTACCTCTGTTCTCATCACCTGTATATGTTGCAGAAGACCCATCAATGCCTAATATTATTAGAGACATTGAGGGATGGGAGTATCACAAAGCACCAAGAGAAGGTAGTCAGACATTCGAAATGAATGTTCTGAATAAATTACCCAAATTTAGAGATTGGTTACAATATCATGTGGAAGAATATGTCTGGAAAGTATTAGGAATTGATAAAAGATGTCATGAAATAGTATATACTTGCTCATGGATTAATAGACATAAATTCCAAGAGAAAACACATGACCATTCCCACCGCAACAGCATGTATAGTGGTATTTGTTATTTACAAACACATGAAAGATGTGGTGATTTAGTATTCAGAGATCAATCTTATTGTATGGTTGCACCTCGTATCCAAACAGGGAATCTATATAATAGTAAGCAATGGACAATACAACCTAAGGATGGCATGGTGGTGATGTTCCCCAGTTCTATGGTGCATCTAGTTACACCTAATCAAATAATGCGAGAGAGATATTCACTAGCATTTAATATATTCCTTAAGGGTGATTTTGGTAATCCCACTTCATTCCTAAAATTATGAGTACACCTATTTTTCTATCGGAGTCTGTAAGATTGGAACTAAGAAACATACTCAAGTCACTTGAGAAGGGTATGAGAGTCAAGACACCTGACGGAGAGGAAGGTTATATTGATTTCATATCAGATCAATATATTACTGTCGTTACACATGAGTGGGATGACCCAGAGACTATGAACGGCAAGAGACAGGTAAAAGTATTAGTTTATGCACATCAATGGGATGATTTATGGATGGAGGACACCCATTTCCACAACAAGAAAAATTATACTGGTTATATAAGAGAACATCCTGGAAATGAGGATTTGCCAAAAGAAATAACTGGTAAAGAACCTGAGAATAAATAGTATTTTAGGAGGACACTTATGTATAATTTTAACTTGGGTAATGCCCTGACTAAAATTAAAGATTGGGATAAAGCACTTGCTAAGAAGATACAAGTTAAGTGGAATCTAACAGACTATCAAATGTTATGCCTAGCATTTGGCAAAGGATTTATTATTGGAGCAATACTACTATGAGATATGTTTTTAGTCAGCAAGAAACTGATCTTATGATTGATACAGTTCGCAAGACAATGGGGAACTATTGTCAAAATGGTTTAGAACTGGGAAACCTACTGAATAAACTGGAAGGTTACAGATCAGAGATCGATTGCCCCGATTGTAAGTGTGGACAGGTCAACAAACTGGCACAAGCGTGATTGCAATGGGTTGACCTTGTGGTAATATATAAATGGGAAAACAAAACAAGCAACGATCAACTTAGTTGGTTGCTATGCCCGAAAACAAGTGAAGTCATTAGGATGACTAAAGATTTAACTAGCAGTTAAAACCACAATTACTGAGTTAGTACTCACACCTTGCTTATAAGGTCAAAGTTGAGTGAAGCACCTCTTGACCAGTAAGTTAGTAGGGGTTCAGGTGTAAGCGATTCCCATAGCGTAAATTTGGTCTCCTAGGTGAAACCTAGACAAGTTAGACCCACGTTATCGTTGCTTCGTTTTTGTTTTCTCTCGTCATTTTATTATTAACTCATTGACAACACCTACAACACCTCGCAAAAGAAGGACACGCAAGACAACACCTGCGAAACCTAAGGTTGAGGTTATTAAGGTAGAACCAAAGACAACATCCCCTGATCTATCCAAACTATCAGGTATTGATTTCGTTATCCTACCTCTAATATACCTCGAAGCATTTGTAGTTAACTTTGTTATGAATACAGGCATCAAAGTTCCTGACAGAGTAGCAATTAAGTAACTGTCACAAGCACCTTTACATAGGTGCTTTTTCATTGGTATAATTAAATCATTACATTATTAATCTATTGACTATTTCATTACGACCACATCAACAGAGGGCATTAGACTCTATGGTATCGGATGATAAAGGTCAAATCATAGTGCCTACTGGTGGAGGCAAAACATATATTATGATACAGGATGCTCTAAACCAGTTCTCAAAAAGCATCCCACAAACTATAGTTGTAGTCGCCCCTCGTATATTATTGGCACAACAACTATGCAGAGATTTCATGGAATATTGTGATGCTGATGTATTACATGTTCATAGTGGTAAGAGTGAATTCCTTAATACTACTAAGCATGATGAGATCACACAATGGTTTCACAATAGCATCAAGAATCAACTCATATTTACAACATATCATTCACTTCACAAGATACAAGAGTGTTTAGATGTTGAGGTTGATACAGTATATTATGATGAATCACATAATAGTGTAGCGAGATCATTCTTTGAGAGTACCAAATACTTCTCAGAATATGCTACACGCAACTATTTTTTTACAGCAACACCTCGTATATCTCGTAAGCATGAAAGAGGTATGAATAACATTGAGGTCTATGGTAATACTATTTGCAATGTAAAGGCACAAGAATTAATAGAGAGTGGAACTATACTACCACCTACTATTGTGCCATTTAATACAGAAAAACCTGCACAAGATAGTATAATAGACATCATTGATAATGCTTATGATGATGGTATTCTTAAGGTATTGGTATCAGTTCCTAGTTCTAAGGTATTAGGTCATATGTTAGGACATACTTCACTCTTAGAGGAACTAAAAGAGAGAGACATCAATGTATTACACGTTACCAGTAAATTTGGTGCTTATGTTAATGACAAGAAAGTATCTCGTAGTGAGTTCCTTAAAACATTGCATGAGTGGTCAAAAGATGCTACAATATCCTTTATATGCTTTCATTACAGCATACTTTCAGAGGGCATTAACGTATCTGGTTTGACTCATACTATTATGCTACGTTACTTATCAGTTGTCGAAATGGCACAGACTATAGGTCGTGTTATTAGATTAGATAGTGATGATCGTAATAGAATCAACTCAGGTGAGTTAGCACCTATGAACTGGTCACTATATAATAAACCAACAGGTTACGTTACAGTACCAGTACATCCTAAGACTAAACATATTATCAAGAGACTACAGAAAGTTGTTGATGCTATATTTGTTGATGGACAACCACCAGTTTCTTTAGTCACATAACATGGCAGAACTCAAGGCACTATTTCCAGGATTTTATTATCATGGAGAAGTGCCAAGTCATCAATATCTTAAGAGATTATTTCTTAAAGAATTAGATGATGCACAATTAAATAGTCCAAGTGAGTGGAATTGTAGTCTATCATCTAGTTTTGATAGTCATACAAATCTAACAGACTTTTCATGGGATGTTTTTGAGAAGGCAATACAAGATAGTCTCATGGATATGCACATGAAATTAGGTGGTGATGTTAATCATAAAATAAGAATGATTGAGTCATGGATTAATGTATATAATAAGGGAGATATGCAAGATGTACATACTCACGCAGGTGGGGATGATTGTACATTTAGTTGTGCATATTTCTTAGACTATATACCTGAGGAGGATGCAAATTTTATATTTTATCATCCTGACCAAAAGGTACATTTAGGTAACTTTAGTAAGTATTATCCAGTACATACAACATGGTTTCCTGAGGTTAAAGAAGGGGATATTATTATATTCCCTGCCTACCAACATCATCAAGTAAGTATGCACAAATCAGATCATAAACGTATCACAATATCTGCTAACTTTATAGTTAGAGGTGATGTTGATGACACACCAACTCAAGAAGAGTTAGTGAGGAGAATAGCATGACATATAATATTAAAGGTGTCAATGTCATTGATGGATATTTTCCTGATTGGATTGTTGATGACGTAGCACAATGGTTAACAGAATATTGCCCACTATACTATAATAATGCACCTTATGGTGATTATAAAGATACTAGGTTTTGGGGTAATACTGTTATCAGGGATGATAATTTTACTGAGACATCACCATACTATTGGTTCTTTAGTTATTTTTGTGAATGTATAAAGAAAGATATATGTAAAGATCAACCCATATCACATATCCATAGGTTATTAGTTAATGCTCAATCACCTGATATGGAATCACAATTGCATGATGATAGACACATACCTGCAACAAGTATAATATACCACGCATTTGGTGAATCAGGTGATACAGAATTTATAACTGGTGATAGAGTTAGATTTCGTCAAGGTAGAATAATAGTATTTGATAGTAGCATGATACATAAGGGAAATCCACCTTATGTGCATGACAAAATGAGAATCAGTTTAGGTGCAATTGCTGACCATAAGGACAGTTCACCAAGTATCACACCACAAGGAGGTTATTCTGCAAATGGATAGTAAAATAGAAGTATCAACCCAAGAATGTTTTACACTTGTAAAATGTAAACAGCACGTTGAGGAACTACTCTCATTATCACACAAATTAGAGAGATCAACTTATGTTACAAAGTTGCTCAATAAGTTGTATAAAGAGTTAGACTATCAACATGAGGTTCGAAAGAATCCCGACCTACTCAAGATCACACAAAACGATTCTTGGTTAGATTAATAAACACTATTTGCAAAGGCGAATCAATGACAAAAACAAAAAGAGGAGCAGGTTCATCTACAGATCACTATATCCAAGATGCTGCTGAAATCTATCTTGCTGCTGAACTACAAAAGCACGCAGAGAATCATGATGTTGCAATTTCACATTGCTCTGCTACTCAGGAAGAGGAGTGGATTTCATATTGTACAGAGAGAGGAGTATTAAGCAAGTTCCTATCCTCTAAGTATAAAACAAATGTTGATAAGACAGTACATCAACTATTACCAGAGTTTATTAATCAGTTCCCTAACAGAAAGTTTTACTTCACTTGTGTAGATGCAGAGTATAGAAACAAGAATTTAAAAGGTGATCTATTAATCACATTTGATAATTGTGAACAGTTATCAGTATCAGTTAAGAACTACAAAAATGGATTTGATTCTATACAAGTATGCTCAGGTACATTTAACAGCACATTAAATAATTTCTTATTTGACAATACTAATTGTTCACCAGGAATTTATAAGGATAATAATGGTAACAAGTTTAAAGGTAGTAAGAGAGAAGTAAGAGATAATTTAGTAGAAGAGATTGCACCACAATTATTAGGTTATTATCATCAATTAGATGCTATTAATGATGCAGTTCGTAATTTCTACATCAATAGCGATCAAGCAAGATACTGGGATGATGTAAAGACACAATGGGAGTCAGATTGTAAATCTATTGGTAAGCAAGTTGCTCAAACTATATCTGAAGCAGTTAACCAGATTGATAATAGGTTAGTACTCAAGAGACTATTAAAAGCAACTGGTATTGTATCTGATGAGCATCTATTGTGCATAGGTAAAGGAAACTACTTATTCAGCATAACAAATAAGGATTATGCTAAGTTACAAGAGAGACTAGGCAATGCAACTAATGTTAACACATACGCAAAAGGTCAATCAGTATTTTATGAAATATGTGACCTAGATGGTATCATCCTAACTATCAATCAACCCTGCACACTTCAGAAAAATGGAGCATGGCACGCATTAAATGAAGATAGGTTCGAAGGATTAAGAGAGAAGAAGGATAAAGGTAAGAAAGTATTATTAGCATGGGGTGAGAGAAGACCTGCTAAATCAAAAGAGTTAGCAACCTCTACCAACACATACTTAAGACTCAAGGAAGCAATTTAATGAGGAATACATACGATTTATTCCCTATCAAATATCATCATGTTCATATTAGAGATCATGGTGATATTTTTGGACAATTAACTGATTCATGTTCTCATCTATTATCAAGTAGTAAGGATAAATGGAATTGTGATACAACTACAACATTCTTTGATGAGAATGACATAATACCACCTGATGAGTTAGGACAATTCTTAGCACCATATCTATATCAATATTTTCCACCTGAGGTGAATATTAAAATAGTTAACAGTTGGGTTAATGTATATAATCAAGGTAATTGGCAAGAACCACATCACCATATACAATTTCCAGAGTTCATCAATTTTAGTGGTGTGATATTCATTAACTATGATGCTGAGAAGGATGCTAAATTCTATTTTGAGAATATGAATCTAGATCATACTATCTCAGGTTATACTCACATAATGAAACAAGACCCTATCATGTACCCACCCATACGTCAAGGTGATATGATAGTATTTCCTAGTTTCATACGTCATGGAGTTCACCTACAAAAGAATGATACTAAGAGAACCACTCTATCATTTAATTTGGATGTTCGGTAGTGTGCCAATAATAATACCGCACATATTACAATGAATTCTACCATAAAATAGACTATAATTAGTTCATACACAAGAGAACTACCACTCATGATTGACAGACAACCATTAATCGACAACATGGGTGACTCACTTCTCAAGTCTATTACACATCAAATAACCAATGAGCAATACGAAAATGCTCATGCTCTATTCCAAGAATGGGTAGTTGATGGTGTTGACCCAGAAGATGAGGACATCCAATATGAGTTCCTACTCTTACAAAATCTATCAGAATTATGATTACACCTCGAACACCCAAATCTGAAATCAACATGTCTGATCTCAACAGAGACGCAGTAAGACAAGCACACAGAGATTCAGATTTCCTTGCTGATATTGTTGGTGGTTTCATTCAGAAACTAACCAATGAAGAGCAACAAGTCCTTAGAGAGCAACTAGACTACTACATGGATGCAGGTTATGTTGATGACGAGGGTTACATCCACAATGATGAAACTATTGATGACCACTACAAGTATTATGGAGGAACAGCAGACTAATGAGCGACTACACAACAAATGAGATAGCACTCTTAAATCTCATCAATAATCTAAACAAATACTTTTATTATTTTGGTGAGTCTGATGATAAGGTAACAGATTCCAGAATAAAAACAAGAGAAAAACTAGATGAGTTTTCATCACAATTTATGAGATCAATTGAGGTAGATGAAGATGCCGAGTGATGCCTTATCTGCCTTAAATGACTATCATGACCTTGAGGACATTAACTAATGTGCAATACAACTCAATTTCACAGGTTTAAATTGCCTAGAGTGCTTAACAGACATGAACCAGAATTGAGTTTAATGTCAGATAAACAACTCAAACTATGGGCAGAGGATGTAAGAAAAGAACATCCAAATTTCCCTTTCGATTCACACATTATGGAGAGACTTGACAATGCAAAATGAATTCTACTATAACATGGCACTCTATCTAAATGATGCCGAAGTTCATAAAATCTGGGGAATAGTGGGAGAAGCACTTGATAGAAATGGATTTCCAGATCATCACATGGGTGAGTTATCAATCAGAGTTTATGATGAATCACTTACTGAACAACCTGATGAAACTAAACTAGACAAATCACTAGAGGACAATTAAATGACACATCCAAAACTAACAAAGAATGAACTAGAGGAACTAAAGTATCATTATGTTGATAGATTAGTTGATAATATGTCAACAAAAGATCTAGTTAATTATGTATTTGATGATCTAACTAAGTATGTAGATTCACAATTTGAGCAAGATTTTCTAGACGATTGTGTTAATTATTGGGAAGATTCCTTTGATGATGTTGTTAATGAAGTCAAAGAGTATGCAAACAGTAAATTTAAAAAACCAATGGAGGATAGGTTAAATGAACAGAAAACTTTATAATGATGAGAATTATATAGTATCTGAAGAGTTCGGAAGAACATTTTGGTTCGATACTAATAATGAATTAATGTCAGCACCTACCTTAATAAAAGGAGGATTTGATAAATCTCAATCTGATTATGTTTCAGAGTGGACAGAGTGGGAAGGAGTTGACTATAACAAATTATTTGAGATAGTCAGACATTTAACAATTAAAAAGCATTTCGAGGTTAAGCATGGTTAAGGATTACACAACTAAAAAGACTAAAATTAAAGCACAAGTTAAAAGCAGATTTTATTATCTATTTTGGGGCATTGCTACAATAAGTGTAGTTAGTGGTCAAATATTTGTAGGTAGAGGTTATCAACAAATGAATGAATCGATTAATGTATTAAATGATATTTTGATAGATCGATTTTCACTTAATAATAGATTAAAATTAATACCTATTCCAAAAGGTAGAGGATTATATGAACCACTCATCCCACCACCTGATGCTTATCGAGATAATTATACTGATAGTAGTATCATATTTCTAAATGATGTATAGAAATATATGTTTAACTCTATTGGTATTGTTATCTACAATAAACCTTACAATAACTTACAATAGATCATTACCAACCATACAATGTGAATCAAGTCAATATTTAGTGGACAGTTAAAAGAGTGTCCATTCTATATGGTATTCGTCTGTATATCCATTATAATAGAGTCATAAGCAACACAAAAGGAATTATGAATCTATTTGACGCAGTACCATACGCAGTTTATACAGAACTAGGTCATGAGGTTGACGATGAGAACATCAACAACTTTGAGGTTCAGAGAGTCTTTAAAATCGTTATCGATCTTTGCGACAATTTTCAGTATAGTACAATCACACCAAAAAACAAGATGATGATCTTACGCATGGTAAGAAATGCAATCGGTTTAATGGTATCGGATGATGCTGACGAGAGAGAAGTATTTAAGGGCATGGTTGATGACTTGAGAGCAGAAGGCAAATTAAGTGTGACAATCTAAAGAGTTGCACACTTAGTATAGAATTAACCACTCTATCGACTATAATAATATCATAAGGGTCAAACGGAGTCATGGGTTATGCCTCTCACGTCACCTGACCCTTAACCCAAATCATTCTTAAAGGAGAATTCATGAGAAAAATCGAAAGAGCAATGAACAGAGCAATCAGAAGCAGATCTAACTTCTCATCATCCAATACAACAGTTAAGTGCGGATGGGATAACGAAGTGGATGTTTATCTACATGGCAATCACATTGCAACAGTTAAGTCTAACTCAATCATCATCAAAGATGGCGGTTGGCAGTCTAACACCACTAAGAGCAGACTAAACGCTCTTTTAGATGAATTCTCATATGGTATGAGAGTATTTCAGAAGAATTATGAGTGGTTCGTAGGTTACAAGAATGTCAAAGAGGATTTCGTATCTGGTATGGAGTTAGCAATAGACTAATGAAGTATCTCGACCTATTAACCGAACTCAGTAACCTTACTGATGACCAACTATTACAAGATGTTGTGATTTACAACAAATCTTACAAAGGTTATCATGTTGCTAGTAATATATTTCTAGCGAATGAAACCGACCCCATCGCAATCAATCAACCATTTATTACAGTATAATATCATGAACCAGTTTAACATCACACTCACTTCAGACCAGTTAAAAGCATTACAAGACACCCTTTTATTTGTTTATGACGTTGGTTTACCTGACTCTATAGACGATAATCAGGACGGTTTCGACCAAGTATTTGACAAAGTTATGGATGCAGACTCATGAATTTATTTGAGATAACATTTGATGAGCAATATGAACTCATCAAATTATATGACATTCTCAGGGATATGGATTTCGAATTGACCGATCTCCAGGAAAATGTATTTAACAAAGTACTTTCACATGAGGTTTACAATGCCAAATAATCAATATCATACACCTTACCATATTGGAGTAGGTGATTTAGTATCATTTAAGGATAGAGTTTATTATGTGTTAATTAACTACATTAAAGGGCAAATTGATGCAAAGGGATATACACCTGCATCAAATCGTACTGTATTAATTAATAACGATAATCAAAGGATTATGTGTCATAATTATAAAGAATTGAGGTTAATTGAGTCATGAAAGTAACAATTACACCTAAAATAACAGCATCAGTTGATATGAATTTAGATCAAATATCAACGATTCTTTATATTTTAGAAGGATATATGGATGGGAATGATGATTCACAAATATGTGATTATATTGATAATGAGTTAATCCCAATATTGGAAAGTGCATCCAATAATATACCATTACCAGATGATGACCCATTTTGGTAAAATAGTGGTCAGTTTAACCAGTTGCACACTCAGTATAGAATTGGGCATTTCATCCATTATAATAGAAGTATAGACAACCAATTAAACAAATGCAATTCTTTTATATCGACATCACAGACTACCCAGTAACACAGGAAGGCATCTTCCAAGCATGTTATGATGAGGTAGTAGCAGAAGCGAAGGACACAGGAGATTTTCCTATGTACGGAGCAAAAATGTTAACTCAATCAGCACAATACAAATATGATGAGTTTATGAACCAAATCCAAAGAATGATAGGAGTTTAAGCAATGTCACACCCAGTAAACACCGAGATTTTAGAAAATCTTTATGAAGAGTGCCTAGACAAGTTGGAAGCAGCAGGGCATGACATCAAAAACCCAAATGCTCAGTATGTAGCAGAAATTAGAGCAAAACAATTATTTGAGGAGTTAGCACAATGAAAGTACAAATTGACATGACATCAGGTCAGTATCAAATGTTACACAATTTAATGTGTGATGCTTATGATCGTGGATACGACCAACGACCTAGAATCGACACCCAAACATTTGATAATCTATTTGATGCCATTACCAATGCAAAAGTCAAGCGATAATGGACAGAAAAGAAATCTGCACAGTCTGTATGAAATTGGTTCTATTCTTCGTTATAATAGTACTATAAGCAACAAAGGACATTATGCACAACTTTAAAGAATTCCTAGACTATTGTGAATCATTCTACAATCCTAGTCACCCAGATGTTCTTTACCCTATCCAAGGGTTAACCAGACAGGAATTAGCACTTGCAACCCTATCTTACCTCGACTTATGTGCATCAACCGATATTACATGGGGTGATGGTGACTCACTAGACAGGGAAAGAGTTAGAGATCTCGTAATTTCCACTAGAGCAGTTAATCAATAATACTCACAATCTTACACAGCACGCAAATTTTTTTTTAATCATCATGACACTCAAAACAGCAACCCCAACAGTATTAGAAGCAACTCAAGCATTATGCACCGCATTAACACAGGATTATAAAGCATATGCGATAAGACAGACAACAAACAACGCTCAAAGATTCTCATCAGGCAATGACATCTTAGGAACTCGCCCAGATCTTTCAGAGTATGCTAAAGAGAGACTTGCTAAACTTGAGAATGATGAAGAGTTAATGCAGTTCAGAATCGAAAACGGTAGAAAGTATTTTAAAGTCATCCAACAAGAGAACAGAGGAGGACAACTCAGGGACGGATCTGTTCATGCCTTTATCGATAAGAAAAATGGTGATGTGTTTAAACCTGCTTCATGGAAATCACCCGCTAAACATGTTCGCTACAATCTACTAGACGAGAATTCCAGGAACTTATGCTTAAACCGAGCAAACTGGGCAGGTGGTTATCTCTATTTGAGATAATTCACCTATTCACCATTATACCACAGGAGCAAAACCAATGACCAGAAAAGAATATGAATTGATCTTTAATGCTTTTAAAAACTATAGAGTTTTTATGAGTGATGAAGAGGAAGTTCTAAGCGAGAAAATCCTTGATAATCTGTTTTATCCACATTTTGACGCATTACAGGGAATCGAAGCAACTGAACTCAAAAGAGTTAATGAACCAGTATTGCCTAATGTATAACTTAGTGGGCGTATGAGTTATTAACAATTATGAGGGAAATTGTGGAAAACTCGTTATTAATTAAAAAGGGTTAAATAAACATAGTTAAGTGTTTAATACCTTTATTAATGTGCGGAGTTATTGTTGTCTCAAATTGTAGCATATTAACACAGAGTTTGCAACAATTAGTGGACACACAGTAATTGACACATAGGGGGTTGACATTTTCCGAATAAGTATATATAATTAGTACAGTTACTAAGTGTTAATTAGCAACACTAATTACCTATGGGTAGGACATACAAACGAAACGACCTCTATGTATCACATAAGGCGAAAAGTTTGAGGGAAAAGAGGAAACAATCACGCTCTAATCGTGGTGAAGTTTCTAACAATGTTTTCCACAAGTATGTGGAAAAGTATAAACAAAGACCTGCCTAATTTGCCCACTATGTAACAAGAACGAGATGCCTATAATGCCTTAATTGTTAACAACAACTTTGCCTTAATTGCCTCTCATGACTAAAACAATTACTCTCGAAACTTCACCCCCAGTTGTTATTAAATTGTGGACGAAGGGTAGTAAACACTTTTGGGCATATGATTACCCACTATGTAAGAAGAATGGACCATTCAGTTCTTATAACATAGCACTTAAAGATGCTGAGAGTTATAGTAAACAATTAGCATGAAATCTATTCCCTATTCTTTACAGTTTCTCCTGGAACTTTACGAGTCTGGTTGTCTACCACCTGATGAACAGATCTTATTAGCACAGGGTCTAATTGACACAGGTTTAAATGAAGAATTGCATGGACAATTACAACAGTTATGTGACTACTTCATAGCAGAGGGTTTATGTTATGATGTGGGGTATATTGAGGACACTATGTAATACATAGCACGCACACAGTTATTAACACTTATGACAGTTAATTTGTGCCATATGTTATCATATATTAAAAAAGTACCGTCTTTCTAAGCTATAAACGTATCCCAGAGGGGTCGGTATATTATGTTATATTAAAAATATTTTTCGTATATAAAAATTTCTCATATGGATGAGATACAGAGGAAGTCGGACAGAAAGTCCGCAAAGAAAATCATCAAACTTGCTAAAGAGCATAAAGGGTGGTATACTAGAGAAGAAGTTAAGTATGCTAAATTAATAAAGCGTACTACCAAGAAACACAATGAGCACTAGCATACACGACATCAAACAAGACTTTAGTGAACATACTCGCTTGGATAGAGAGACGTATGGTCTTTTTATGACTCCTGTGAGTAAGTTTAATATAGAAGAGTTTGTAGATCCTGTACTGAAATGGATGAAGAATCAGGATTTCGTTGAGATAAACGAGAGAGCAGTTCTATGTCATAACGTACAACAGGTAGGTAAAACGAATCAGATCCTTAAGGATATGCCTGATTTAGAACAGCAGTTAATGGAATGTGTACACTTTCATAATAATGAAGGTTTAAACTATGCTTCTGAGTTTCGTATTAATGATGTATATGTAGAGGTTGCACATCAAGGTGCTATCTATGCTCCTCATGAACATGCTAACTGTGTGTTTAGTGGTACGTTCTTTATTAACTATGATCAGGAAGCACATAGTTTTCTCAAGTTTAAACGTCAGGTACAGTCTCAGATGTTCCCTGTAATGATGTTACCGTTTAAACAGATGACTGCTTTTAACCTACAAGAAGCAACTGTACCATTTAAGAAAGGTGATGTAGTAATCTATCCTAGTAATCTGACACATGGGTATGAAAGTAACCAGACAGATAATAGAATTACACTTACATTTAACGTAACACCTGCATGAAACCTACAACATGGACAGCACAAGTACTCTACCCTAGCAACCGTTTAGTTAGTGTAGAGTTTCTTTGTGAGAGTAACTTACGAGAGGATGCTGAAAGCAAATGTAAATCACTCTTTGGTGTAACAGATGTAAGGCAGTTGAGAAGAGTATGGGACTAAGACCTACTTACTCAGACACTTGGCAGAAGTGGAAGTCTTATATGGACTTACCGTGGTGGAAACAAAAACAGAACATCGGAGGATGTTATGGTGTTATCCTTAAGTTCTATGA